GGGAGAACAGTGACATTACGTGCAGATTGGAGACTCGATCTGATGCTTCACTAAGATCTAGTGTAGCGAGATCCCCCGAAAGGGATCCCTCTTTAGCCATTCGCTGATTAGGCGTCTGGTCTAAGAATCCGATCATTCCAAAAGCAGCATTCTTCCTGTCACTAAAAAAGTGATTAGGAACAAGAGGCTGCTCAAGGAACTCATAGAAAGCACCACTAAGGGCCTGTTGGCAATATTGCATTGCCGTGGGCTCGATAGCAATAATTCTAGGAGTCTTCAGCGTTTTAGGGACAAGAGTAACCTTCACAGGCCGCTCTTTCCCAGGTTCGAGGAAGTGAATCACGGGACGATCAGGGTCCTGATTAAGATCATCAGAATACCTGATATTTGGCACAATATAGCTATCCCAAGGGAAGCTATGATTGAGCCGCTCAGGCCACTCCGTTAGATCATACTTCGCGTTTCCGCGAAGGCGATCTGCAGTTGCGCCTGGTCCGTGTTTTGGCATGAGTCTTTCTGAGACCAACAGATGTTGGATCTCAGTAAACACATTACCGAAAATGTGAAAAGACATAGCAGACAGCTCGTTAAGAGCCGCCACGCTAAGTTCTTCATTCTTTTCACTCACTTCCTTCTCACACTCGATATACCCACGTACAGCTGCTCTATTCCGGGCGTCTGTACAATCGATCGCAACCTTGCCGAACATCAGCGTAAGCTGACGCACGGCTCGGATACAGTCGATATTAGGTTTATCGAGCAATCGGCCAGTTTTACGGTCGAAAACTTGACTGGTCATACCCTGCAGAAATGCAGGGATTGCCCCCTCATAAACTTTCGAGAAACCTCGAAATGAGAGAGAGTCAATAAACCCAAGGTCTAGACATCTTTCGAAGTCTTTTCCAAAGGTCGGAAGGGTAATAGTCAGAAATGACATACCCTCCGTCTTCGACCGCCTGAGGACTCTTTTGAGGTCCTCAGTGGTGCTTGTGCGACACCATGTAGCCAGTTCTTCGGCTACATAACGCCAAAGCAATATCAGGCTTTTCATGTTTCCGTCCTTTCTAGGCGGTAAACAGTCCTGAGCAATGTTCGCTCCGTTGGGGGTGAGGAGATTAAGCCCCACCCCCGCAGGAACCCTTGTACTGGAGGTTTATCTCAGCTTTCGCTGCCGATAAACTTAGTCCAGTTCGCGTTGGTGGATGCAGCGAGGTTACCAGTAAGACCGGTAACCAGGTTGATCTGCTCCGCCACCGTGAATCCCACGGGAGGCACGTCGAGTACAAAGTACGTCGACATGCTGTACCGGAGGTTCTGGGCCGCATTGAGCGGATCAGCTGCGACCTTCGCGAGATCGACGCGAACGGTGTGACGATTACGCTTTCCATTGTTATGGAGAAGCGTCATCTTCACGAGACCGTCCGCCGTCTGAAAGACGCCGTTGTTGAGACCTGACCCGATTCGGGGCAGGCTCAACGCCGAGCCGATCGTAAGGGCCTGAGGATCAGCGAACATTGCACACCTTGACTTCCAGCTTATGCTGGCGTTGAGTTGGACGAGCCTACTTTTGCAGGCCCGCTCATCCTAGAATGCTCTGGATAAACCCAGAGCAACGACCACAGCCTTTTGAGTGTCAGAAAGACCATCAAAAGTGAGGCCGAATCCATATGGTGATGCCTTCCACCGCATTTTAACGGCTTGTGTCTTCCTAAAATAGGAAGAAAAGCCAGCGGAGGCAGGCCAATCTCCCACGGCAGTAATGCCGCGGAAAGATTCTTTACGGTACATTTGGTAACCGTAACGCATCACCAGACCGTCTCTACCTAAGCGGGAAATGTTATGTATAACATCTCCAGTATTGGTAAACCAGTCAACAGCCCAGCTCCAAGGAGCCAGGTTCCACACAACTTCAGGCGTTAGTTCAAGGCCAAGAATCTTACTGGCCT